GCTATTATTAGAACAGTTGCTATAGAAAGTATAACTGTTACGATACTAAGTCTTGCTGTTAGTGGAGACTTTAAGAGTTTCTTAACAAAGTTAAGCAATGTCTGTACTTTTTCTAAGATTGCTTCGTTCATAGAAGTGCTCATCTTAATCCTTCCTTTCTTTAGGTTTAAACTTCTTATAGTATACTCTTCCTACTGTTATTATTTTAATAGTAACAAAACCACTTTCATATCTCTTTATTATAGGTTTTCCTTTTAATAAATTCTTTCCTTCTTTAGTAAGAAAGTAAGTGAACTTATTTGTTCCTTCTATTTTTATATAACCTTCATCCAATAGTTTATTTATGTTCCACCATAGAGAAGGTTGAGAACAGTCTACCATTGGAAGGAGAACCTTTGTTGTATTGTATCCTTCTTGTATAAGGAAGAGGATTAAGTATCGTTGTTTGTATAGGTTCATACTTTAATCCGAATACTTTATTGAGTTAGATATTCTACCACCACGCTTTCCAGGAAGAGGCTCTACACAGAAACAGCGGAAACCTTTACTGTCTCTTTCCCTGCGTATAGAACCGCGTTTCTTTATTCTTTTCAATGCCGCTTGTAACTTTGCAGCTTCTTTATGAGAAGGGAATAGAACAGAGTCTCCTATTATCATCTTAGCTGCTGTTCTATGGAATCTATTGTCGTGTACAGCAGGCATAGGTACGTTGCGCTCTATGCTGAAACATCCTTCGTTCTCGTTCATTGTTGTCTCCTTTCTCCATTGTTAGTGGCACTGGCAGGATTCGAACCTACATATATGGCATTATATTCTTAGTCTCATATCAAGGATAGACATTTAACTGTACGCATGCTGTACAATCTGAAATGCCAGTTCCTCTGCGTCTACCAGTTCCGCCACAGTGCCATTTGGAGCATCAGAGGGATTCGAACCCTCGAAGGTAGTGGTGAATCTATTGATCTATAGATTTTATCACCTATCCGATGGACATAGAAGGTATCAGATCATTTCCTTCTATACCCAACCCGCTTTGACCTCTTGCGGTTATGATGCTCTCAGCTAACTCGTAGGAGTTAAGCGAAGATAGAGGAAATCCTCTTGTTCAATTTTGCCACTCTATCCTTTTGTTCTTCGATCGACTTTGGTACTCCCTTGAGTCCCTTCTCCAGCTCAACCACAGTACTTTCAAGTTCATCCACTACTGCTGTGAATGACTTCACTGAGTTCTGTACCTTTGTGGCTACTTCTTCAGGTGCAGAAGAGACAGTCGGCACAGGGTTACCCATTGACGTAGTATTGGGCTTTTGTGCTCCTATGTTAATATCCGGCATATATACTCCGTTCTTTCTTAAAGATTAAAATACAAAACACAGATGTACGCCTGTCTATTGTTCGGTTCCCTTACCTACTTTTATATAGACAGACGTCACCTGTGTCCTTCTTTACTTCTTCACGCTCCACTTTGATACTTTGTTGTTCACCTCTCCGTTGTACTCTTCCAACTTCAGAACGCCCCAAGCTGTCTTGTCAACCCAATCAGATGGATCGCCAGGGTTAGCAGGGTCGATACCGAAAGCCTGCATGAAGTGCTTGATACGGAGTTTGGATAAGTACACTGTTTGTTCCTTGTCTCCTTCTTTTGGAAGGATCAGGTTTTCAAACACCGACTTCGATGCGGGATGATCTACTATCTGCAAACCGACAAGGAGCATATCTCTTGTCTGGTCGTTGGACTTTTTCATCTGTGCGCTTACGATGCGAAGTTGGTATTCTTCACCACCTGGGACTGTAGTTGGGTCTTCGACTTGGTCAAGGTGAAGGTCGAGTAAACTTTCTGACATTACTTACTCCTTTCTTTCTTGTGTTATGTATAAGGTTTTAATACCGTAATCCTAACTCTGATATGATTTGTAGAGCTTCTCTCAAATCTGGGTTGGAATCGAACAACTTTTCGAGCTTGTTCATCTTTACGATTTTCTCTTCTGCCTTCCTTCTTTCTGATTGTAGTCTTTCGACTATCGTAGGAGATCTACTTTCAATTTCACAGAGGGCTTTTTGACAACCGTCTTCCATTCATTACTCCTTTCTTTCTTAGTAAAGTTATTTTGCTTGTTTGCTCTTTGTTCATCCGGTGAACATAGTGTAATGTTGGGTTTGTCCTCCTTTCTATTTTTTCTATAAAACCCAAGGTAACAGGGTTGGTCGTACCTGCTTCCCTTTCATAGCACGTCTACTCAGGGAAGGGGCCCTCAAGCGTCTTCCCATGAGAGATAAAGGATATTATACCTTGAGTAGTTCTCTTTGAAACATAGGGTACACCATATCTTATTCCTATATTCCAAGCTACTATTAAATCTTTCTCCCAAAGATCTATATGTTCAAGTAGTTTTAAGTGAAGTGTTCTTTGACTCCACTTATATTTAGGTAGTCTTCTTACCACGTTGTGGTTACTTCCAAGTTATAGGTTTATCTTGTGTATTCAATCCTGCCTTTTCCAACAACTTCTTTATATTTGGCTCCTCTATATCCCCCAACTTACCAGACGACATCAGTTGACTACTTGCTTCATACTTTCCAGTGGAGTGTATAAGTAACTCATGTATAGGCCCTTGACTGGTTTCCTTTTTACTTACTACATATTTTTCACTAAACAACTTAGGTATTTTGCTTCTTAGTCTTTTGTATGTGTCTAACACAGCAGTAACTTTTCCTGTTACTTCGTCTTCTACTAATAGTAGATGTGCAGTGTATATAAAGTCACAGCCTTGTGATGATGTTATCTTAATCATGTCCATTACCATATTATACATAGGTATATAGTCTTGTATTTCTAAGTTACCTGTAAATATTTTTCCCCCAAGTTCATAATTCCTCTTCCCGCCTTTCTTCCTTGATATATAATTAGACATAGCTTCAAGCCAACTTGTTCCACTGTCTATAACATAAGTACCAAACAACGAAAGGAATCCAGACTTGCAGTCTTCTTGCCACTGCCTTTCCCACCTTTGATACTCAGAAGGATTTTGTGAGTTCTCATTCCAAAAAGGTCTTACTTTTAACTTACTCTCAGCCCGAAGTTGTTTAAGAACAGGATCAGATTCTAAGAGTAACCCTCCTCTTGGGTCGAACATATCTATTAAGATAGGTAACCTACCGGTACAGGCACACCTTGTTTTTCCTGAGCCAAATATACCCATGAGTAAACAAGAGAAATAAGTCTGTTCACCCATAAGTTCCTTGTACTTTTGTTCTATCTCTGTTATTTGTTTCTTTACTTCTAAGATTTCTTGCATCTTTTTTCCTCCTCTTCTTGTAAAGCAATATAAGCTGCGTGTCCCATAGATAACGAAAGTCTTCTACGTTTTATACCAGCAGGTAATTGTTTAGATTCATTTGGAAAGTCTCGTAACATCATATCGTATAGACAGCATAATTCTATTGAGACGATCAATTTGTTCTTTTCTTTTATTACTAAATAACCTTCTTCTATAAATGCTTGTATTTTACTTTCAACTGTTTCATAGATATACGTATATCTACCCTTTTTGTTCTTACTCATATTAAATACCTTCTTCCTTTCTCATCTCTGCTATTCGTTCCTGCAGAGTTTTCTCTGTCTTAACTATCTCCTTCTTTTCCTTTTCTTTTTCATTAGTATCATCAGGCTCTTGACCATCAGGCATAGTAACACCAGTCCCTTCAAACTGAAACTGTGCTTGCTTCAACACCTTTAACAAAGCAGGAGTAGGATCTTCATACCTACCTCTTATCTTCCAGTCCTTATCCCTACCTAACACAGTAAGTAGAACCTGTCCCTTTCCCTGCTTCTCAAGTACTTTAACCTTATAAGAGCCCCTTACTCTTTTCACTGTTATCAACTCGTACTTCACTGTTTATACCTCCTTCTGTTTTTAGCTCCACTTTATTCCCAGTATTCCTCGGGTCCCACTTTTCTATCTTAAACCCCATAGGAACGGTTCCAACTTTCTGCAGAGGATTATGCCAAGCATGGCAGATGTCAAAGTAAGGACACATTCTATTATACTGTATACAAGACTCAGTTCTTCTTATAAAAGAGTGCATGAACTTATCGTTTTCTGATTCATGGGAAAGCCTGTCAAGGTCTTTCTCTATACAATCAAACCAATAGTTTGCATCGTATAACCACTCCTCCAGATGTTCTAAACTTTTTACACAATGTACTCTTATATGTCCTGGTTCCTTTTTTAAAACAGTAACATCTACTATTACACCGTATACTTCTTTCAGATCGTAGAAGGAATATAGGAAGTGAGTATATACGTCTATTTGAAACTTCATCATATATTGATCCTGAAGATATGACCAAGTAGCTCCTGCTGTCTTTGTTTCTAAGGAGAAGACACCTCTATCTCCTCTCATGATACTGTCCATGTTACCGTGTAGAGTACGACCGTTACCAATAGGCACTGCTATTCCTATCTCTGTGTATAGAACAATAAAGTTGTCGTCTTTATACTGGTTTACATAGGTAAGGAAAGCTGCTTCAGTTCCTATAGGATTCTTTCCTCTGAAGTCTGCATCGGTATCAGGTGAGTATGTTTTCCTATACTCTTCTAAGAAAGTTTGGTATGCAAGTTGGCAGGATTCGAGGCTATAACCTTTTGTGAACAGAACATCTTTTCCTTTGTGAAAGGCTCGTCCGTATACGAGATTGTGGTTCTCGCCTTCCCTGCGGAGGTTCATTATAAACTCAAGGAAGTATAATCTTTCACAGGTCATATACTTTTGGATTTTTGTAGCGTCTTGTATTTTGTATAGTTCTTCTGATAGGTTTAACTGCTGCATTTTATTTTTCTCCTGTGTATATAGACTTTGATTCTTTATTATTTTCTTTCCAACTTCTGAACATCTGTTCCAACAACAACTGTATCTTGATACTAATTTCTTCCTCAGCATAGGTGAAAATGCGTCTATGACTCATTCCAACTAAGGAACTAAGTATACCCTTTAATCTATAAATAGCAAAGTTCCTTTCCCGTGCCCAACGCTTTGCAGTGTACATAGTCATACCTCCTTTATCATCCGTGGAGTTAACCTTCTTTTCAAATACTTCCCATCTTTAAACAGGAGTAAGTTAAGAGGAAGATTAAGATGTCCTATGATCCAGCCTACGATACAATTAAGGCTGGCAAGAGAAGTTACCAGAATATAATCTCCCTCTTCAGCTTGTTTAAGTTTGTCTACTACCTCTCGGTAGTTCTTGTTTGCATCATAGGAAGCGACAGTTCCAGTGGTTAGGAAGATAAGTTCTCCTATCTTCTTAGCCTCTGAGTAGTCGTGTCCACTGTCGTTTATGACAAATACTTTTGGCATTTGTTTACCTTTTGTTTTCCTTTTCCTTTTCCTTTTGTTTAGAAAAAAGTACTGGTGCTTTCTTTCTATCTGTGGATAAGGAAAGGGAGTGTCCTTTTGCAACCTATAGAGGTACTTACACCAGTACTATTAACCGAAGAGAACTTACATACTATCCAAGAGCGATCTCAACTCTGCCTTTGCTTTTTCTCTTTCCTCTGGACCGAGTTTATCCAGCTTGGACTTTTGTTTCTCTACAAAAGACATTCGAGTCATGCCCTCTGTAGGTTTGTAGACATGGGTATTTTCCTGAAGGTTATAGAAGGCTTTCTGGATCTCCTTCGGTGTTTTCCCATCTGCAAGCATATTCCTAATACGTGCCTGCATATTAAACTTCACGTGACCTTTAATCATGTTGGAGCAGACTTTCTCTCCGAACAGGACAGCCTGAGCTGCCAGATCATCTCCGAAGTCATACTGGATGTCTACGCTTGTTCCATCGTCAGGAAGACCTGCGTACTTCTCTGGATCTTTTTTCTTCAGTACCTCTACCTGATGCGCAGTAAGGGATGCGTTTACACTTTCTAACATATTCTTTTCACCTCCTTTCGGTTTTTTCTGGTGTTGCTATTTAGACTTTTCTCTTCTTTCTCTTCTTTCTCGTTCATAACTTACAGGAAACCCTGGGGACTCTACACCATAGACAGATTTATTTATGTCCCCAATGTACTCTCCAGTTTCCTCATCAAGTGTTCCATCTAACATCATATCTGCTATCTCGCCCATCTTTAACTCCTCCTTTCTTATACTTTCCTATACGATAAAACATCTTCGAGTGGGTAAGTTCTTATGCACACTTGATTACTTTGGTTTCCACCGAGTATATATACCCAAGTATAAGCAGTGTCAATATAAAAGCCAACGTGCCCTTGCCAAGGCTGTGTTCCTCTCTTCAATACTACGATACACCCTACCTTAGGTATATGTAAAGAGGTACTCCAGTTCAAGAAAGAACGAGCCATAGCATTTCCTGTACCTTCTATACCCGCCTGTTCCAAACACCAGTTTACGAAGGCAGAACACCAAGGGATAGAGTCGTCAGACTTCTGTCCTACTGTCTTTAGGTATTCATCTATTTGACTGTTGGATTCTGGTCCAGGTATTTCTTTTATACCGATTTGTGAAAGTGCTATAATGAAGGGAGTTGGAACTGAGGATGTTAAGTTTTTAACGCTGGCTTTTTGTACGTTCACTTGTTTCCTCCGATTTTTGTGTTTTATTGTGGGTATAATTTACAAAATTAATTGGGAGAAATCAATACTTTTTTTGTTTACTCCTTATATTTCTTTAGCTACTGCCTCGACCTCAAGGGGCACTACATAAGCATCGGAGTTTATTTCGTCTACAGTAAAGTACATTCCATCACTGAGTCGAACAAAGCCACCAGTATTTGTTTTTAGTAAAACTTCTTTACCCTTGAGAAGCTTAAAACATTCCCCTGGTTTAATACTTGATAAGGTTATAGAGCTAATCTGCGATTCGTATGAGACTTTCATGATATATACTCCTTACTTTTTAAAACTCATGATACAAAGTTTACCTTTTATAGATGGATGCCCTTTATATATCCTATCTACAAAAGTCCAGCCTTCTTCTTTGAAGAAGCCTTGTACTCTTTTCTCAAACAGTTCTACGTCTCTTATAACACCTACGTAGGAAGAGAATTTAACTGTGAGTCCTTCTGTTGGTTTCCTTATTTCTCCTTGACTCAACCTTATATCCTCCTTTCTACTTTCAACTATGTTCACTGAGTGAACAAAGATGAAATACGTTTGTTCATCTCAAGGACTGTGTTCATCCTTGCATCTTGTATAACCTCTTCACTTACCAACGAGAAGTTGTTTGGTACTCTTTCTACCCCAATCACACTTACGTTCTGTATACTATTACCAAACCTTATGAACAGCCTATCCACTGCCTTGTCCTTATCCTCCTGCACTGTTCTAAAGACACAGGGATTTTTGTCGGTAAGCTCTACGTTGAATGAGTATAGCTTCATTTTTGTTCCTCCTTTTTTATTCTCTTCTCCTCCTTTTTCCACCAATTTAAGATACGTCTTTTGTCTTTTGGAGATACCTTGAGTCCGTGTATATAGTTCACATCTTCTCTTCTTACACCTCTTTCTGTACATTTAAAACTGAAATTCCCTGATAATAGTTCTTTGTGATTCCTTGTTGTGTGAACCGAGTAGGTAGGAGTAGCCTCTCCTATATTTCTTTTCTCATTTTTTCTGTTATAATGAGAGCTTAAATCAGTTATCCTCGCCTTCACAGTTGGAGCTTTCATCTTCATTCCTCCTTCCTTTCTTGTAAATGTTCAGGTATACCCACCTCATCCACAGATTCTTCTGTTTCTTTCAACAGTTCTTGTGCTCTGATAGACGGGTCTAACTCAGACAGCTTTATCCGAACAGATTGCTTTAGCTGTTCTTGAAACGCTTGCTTTCCTACCTTTACTTCCTTTACCTTTAACCTTTTATGAAGTTGAACATAGTCAACAGCTTGCTGTGTGTTTTCAAAGTCTACAGATCTCTTTCCATCTCCCTCGAATACATCCTTGAGGATAGAGACGTATTGGTGTATGGCTATACCCAGGAGGTTTGAACGTGATGTATACTCTACTTGAAGTTGGTCGTAGATATACGATATAGTAGCGAGGTCTACTACGTCCATCCTGACTGATACTATTGTACTGACTTGGGGTTTACTTTCTTCCACTTGCTTCACCTCCTTTTTTCCTTTTACTGTTCTTAAGTTATTAACGAGTCTCAAGCTCCTTTTCAATAGCCGAGATCCATCTCTTCAACATTCTTATACGAGCCTTCCTTGCCTTTAACGATTTTTTATCTGTTCCAACTCGAAGCTTGTCAGTGCTTATACCAAACTTCGATATGCAATAGTATACACACTCTATTTGCTCGAACCATTTCCAAGGACAGCTTTCGCATACGTATTGTCTCCCTGATCTACTCCCTGCCGCCTCACAAAGTGGGCAGTCTCCGCTATCTCTTCTGTCCTCCTTGTAATACAACAGCATATTTTTGCAAGCAAGCAGCTGCACATTCAACCTATGCTTTTTTATTTTTGATAAGTCTACCATCATACACCTCCTTTTTTCTTTTAACTATTCTTAACATTTTATAGTGATACCAATAGGCTATTACTTTTGATTTGGTTCCTATTCTTAGCCAACACTCTCCACATTTCTCCTTTACTATTTTTCTGTGTCTGAAGTACATTTGTTTGTATAGTTCCAAGTTGCCTACCTTGTCTCCTATACGTATACCTCTTTCTAACTTAACATAGTCTTTTATGTTAAGTCCATCGAACTCTTCTTTTGTCATGTTTATACTCCTTTATTATACCTCACCGAGTATGGTCATGTAGCGTGCTGATATGGCTATATAGTTTCTTGCCATGTCTACACAGCAGGTTGCTCCTATACCAGCCTCTTGTATATCTCTTACCTTTATTTTTACTACTGTCAAGGGAGGATAGGCGCTTTTGCCAAAATACTCTATCCCACCGAGAAAGTTTTTCGCGGCTATGGCGTGTTCCTTCTTGAGATAGGCATGGAATCCTATTAGCATTTGGTATTCCAATCTATATGGTTTCGCCTCATACTCCACACCTATTTTGAGGTTGGAACAGTTTGCGAAGATCGAACCGAACCCTTCCTTTGTTACTACCTTATAGGCTACCTTCTTTTTCCTATACGGTTTTACATTGAAGCTTACGGACATACACATTTTTTCCTCCTCTATTATCTTATATGGTCATTCACTCCACTCAAGAGTATCCTCCTTCTTAGCCTCTACAGCTTTCTCTTGACTCTCGAATGGTTGAGATGTATAATTGGTATCCGTGTCGTACCAATACCAGTACTCTGAATCAGGACTGTGTTTTAGGACTATCATAGCCAACCCCCTTTAGCTAAGAGACATCCTACTATGAGTCCAAAGACTGTTCCGAGTATAAATCCTACTATCAGACGGGAACTGCTGATGTAAAAGTAAAGAGGATTCCAATTTTCTTTTTTGTCCAGTCTCAAGAGTTGAGCTAACTCAAATCCTTCTGTGAACCTTTTAAAGTTATTCATAGCTATACCTCTTTGCTATTTGTTCCTTCCTCTTCTGCCCAAACGACTTTTGTTTGGGGTTGAAGATATAAGAGACTACAGAAGCCAGTCCCCAAGATGGTCTTATCTCAGATATTCTTTGTCTTTTGAGACTAAACTTCCTTTTGTTTCTAAGCTTTATCCAAGCTCTGTTATGTTTAGTGTGCATTTTTCTTTCTCCTCTTTAACTCATCCTCTATCATCTTGATCCAAATTGGTATCTCTTTGAGGCGGCGTTTTATGAACTTTGGTTCATCTCTTAACCTTCCAGCGAAAGTACACAGCTTGTAGGCTATATCAAAACAAGTCTCTTTTGCAATAACCCAGCGGATACAATCTTTGCTTCGGCAATAATTAGAGTATCCATCTTTATTCCCACAGCTTACACAAAGAGGACACTCTTTTAAATCTTTTCCTTTTTCATAGCTCTTCAACAGCTTCTTCAATCCAGATAGATCCTTCTTAAGACGAGCCGTTGATAAGATACTAAAGTCTACCGGTTTTCTTTTCATCTTGTGTACTCCTTATAAAAAGTGCTCCTCCTATATATAAACATAGGAGGAACACAATCCTTGTTTACCCTTCTATTGTAACAGTGAGTTTCTCAGGAGGAGCCAACCACTTTTGTACATAGATAGTACCGAGAACAGGGGGTTTTCCTTTTGTTTCTTCTGCATACCGAAAGGTGTTTTTTGTTTCTTTCTCTACCTTGAAGATAAGTGTCTGCTTTTCCATACTTTTTCCTTTCTTTTGTTTTTTACTGGTTTTTACTCCTCTACTATACCTCTTATCTTAGATATGACTCCAATGAGCAAAATTGGATTTGAAGTAAGCAACTTTACCAAAGAGTCTGCAAGAGCGTTCACTACAAAGGGATCAGAAGTCATACAAGATGTCATTGCTCCTGTCCTCTCACCAAAGTTTCTAACGGTAATAAGAATCCCTTCTACTTTTTCTTCTGTCATTAAATTCCGTATAGTTCTATGTGTTTTAGTAAGAACTTCATCCTGCTCTTTCTCCTCTTTAGACATACCTTCAGATGTATCCTCTGTATAGTCTTCCATATATATTCACCTCCTTTCCTTTTCCTATATATACCCCTATCAACCTTGTTTCAAACCTTCCTCTTTACAAAACATAGAACAACTTTCCTTGTGTCCTTCTCCTGTGCAAGAACAGAAGGATATGCTTCCGCGGTTCTGGAGAACCTCTCTTACAGGAACAGTACCTTTATAAACTGTTCTCCATCTGGGTCTTTGTACAGTAGGTTTTTTACATCCACAGGCGGTATAGAACTTCAGGACATCGAAACGTGGATTCGTGCTGTAGCAAACCTTACCTATCTTAACAGCAACTTCTCTTCTTTGCTTCTCGTCCTCTATGGATGCAATAGCCTCTGCTATTTTTACAAATTCTTTCTTTGTCATATACTCTTTTCCTCACTTCAATAGGTTTGTATATCACAGATTGTGTTTCTTATGAAGAATGTTTGTTGAACATACTCTATGATTTCATTGTGAGAAAGTCTATTTCTTCCACCATCTCGTATAGCTATATACATAGATCTTTTCATTCTATAGATAATCATCTTTACTCACCTCCTTCTATATAACACAGAATATTAACAACCTTTTGTTAGGATAACAAGTACATAGGCTATAAGAGCAAGAGTACTCCAAATCATAAGAACCAAACCAAACAGTCTACGGAGTTTCTTGTTCATTGTTTGTTTCCTCCTTTTTTCCTTTTATATACTCTTCATCAAACCAAAGAGCAAATTGTTTCCTTTCTGCTTCAAGTTCATCCGAGAACTTAACAATCGGATTCTCTGTTATAGCAGTAAAAGCAAACCGTATTGCTTCTCGTATCTCCTTCCTGTCCTCAGAATCCTCAACACTTATTCCTCCTGTTATCTCCCACTGTGCAGAGAAAATGCCGACAGAAGGATCACCAGGGTCAAAGACTGTTATAGTAAGATCTTCCCTTCTTTCATCGTTGCTCATATATACTTCTCCTTTCTCTTTGTTCATCCAGTGAACAAAGTGAAAAAGTGAACAAAGTTAAGAAACAAGTTGCAGGAAAACAAAACATATAAAGAGAATAATAATATAAGCAATAGACGTATACTTAATAAAAGATAACATATATTCTCCTTTCTATTATATATATCACTGTATAGGCATCCACGGTTTTTCAAACCGCTGTTGCGTTTACTTCGGCAGTTGCTCCACATCTTTTAAAAGCCTTTCTCTAAACTTTTCTCTATCTGTACAAGACATCCTTAATAGAGTTCTTTTTGCCTTTTCTATAGGAGAAAGTTTAACATAGGCAACATACCAAGAGACAGAATAGAACGTAAACCCAAACTTTCCTATTCTTATAGGTATTCTTATTTTGAACTGTTTTATCATAGTAAAGCCTCCTTATATTACCAGTATCTTATTCTCTTATACAAAGCTATCAATCCAACCGACCCTGCCAGTACACCCAAGATAAATATAGCAGGCTGTACATCTGTAATCAACACAGCTACTCCCATAGCTATAGCGAGTAGAAAAATTATCGACTGTACTATCTTCTCTATTTTCCTTAACATAACACACCTCTGCTTTTTACAAACCATTGTTATACATGCATAAACAATGTACAAAAATAAACAACAGAAAGCAATGAAAAAATAACAGTCGATGTATTTTGTTTTTTGTCCATTGTAATTTGTAACATCGTAATTTGTAAACATTTTTTTGTCTTTTGTAGGAGGCCCCCCCATGCAAAAACGTCCAATTTACAATGAACATAGTTGAACACAAAAAGCAGTGTGTATACATAAAGCAGAGTATATATAAAGAGAAGAGTATATATAAAAGCAGAGGGGGATATATATAAGAGTATATATATTTTTATTTATTTTTTTTTCTCCTCTTAAAGCACCACCCCCCTCTGCATCCTTCTTTTATAGAATCTTATCATACACACCTGCAATAGCAGGTCAACTATGTTCACGTGGGAAATGCCAAAAATCGCACGTACCCCCCTCTTACAAAAAACAAAAAACATTATACAAATTACTTTATTACTTAACCTATACCGCTCTATATACACTATGTTCATTCAGTGAACAAAGGTGAATAGGATATAAGAGGGATAAAAAAAAGCCCAGACTTTTTCAAGTCCAGGCTTTATAAAGTTTATTCGTTCCTATGGTTTGTTTTACATCTCTGCTATAAGAGCCAGAATTTGTTCTTTCGTTTTTCCCTGATCCATCATCTTTTTGATAGACCTGCGAGCTTTTTCTTCATCGGATATAGACCGTGTTTGTCGATTGTCTAACATATACCGAAGCGAGCAAGGGTACGGTTCAGTTTTGGATTGGAAGCAGTGTTTTAATGCCTCTTCTTCTGTCCAATGTTTCAGTTCATTGTTTTGAAGCATTTTCATTGCACTGGTAGTAGAAGAAAGCATGTCTGCCGCTTCTTCAACTGTAAAGCCTGTGAAATCAAAGTCCACTGTTAAGGTGTAGTCTTTCTTCAGCGCTTCCATTTGTTCCTTTTTTTCCGCTTCGTTTTTCGACAAATCTTCTGTGTACTTCATACCCAGAAAAGTAGTTTCAATCCTGTGTACTCCGTCAAACGGTGTGGAAGCAGAAACAGGCATACTTGTCTTATTGTTTTTTTCAACCATAAGATTCCTCACTTTCTTTTTTCTTGAAATTGTCAATGAACGAATAAACTTTTAAGATCTGCTATTGTAAGCATTTCTGTTTATATACATAGCAAACAACGTGCCACAAAATTCTGTGCCTAAAAGCACAGGTATAAAAACAAGAATCTTACATATATGTACCATCTGTGCCTAACAACAAAACAACAAAAATGTAAGGTAGAGAAACATACACATATAAACGTATATAATATATACAGTTAGAATAGGACAAAAACCTTACAAAAATGTAAGAAGATACTATTCATTTCGATCTGCAATATCCCACACTATTTTGAAATAGTATACCAGATTGAAATCCATTTCAGTCTGAAATAGGTATAACATTCTGCAATAGTACAAGCCTATTTTGAAAAGGCGCTTGGGGAGAATAGGTCGGTGGCTATGTTAGTACAGATCTCCTTATGTTTTTTGTGGAGTTTTTAATGACACCATTTTGTGGTATTCTACCACTCTTATTTCTATTTCTCTTTTTCTACTATTTCTTCTCTTTGTTTGCTTTTTCTTCTCTATGTTCACTGTTTTTTTACCTTTGTTTATATTTTCTTCTCTATGTTCACTGGATGAACAAAGTTGAACGGGGTATATTCTGTTCATATAAATGGTATTTTGTGACTTGCTTTTTATTTTTTGCTTCCTTATATTATAGACAGTTTTATACAACTATCTTTTTTCTTCTGTTTTTATTTCTATAAGGAGTATTATTATGAAAAGAGTTTTCTTTTTAATCCTGCTCCTACTTCTACCCTTTTCTATTCTACACAGTACTACCTATGCAGTAACGGACTCTATTTCTGTGTCCTCTACTGGTGTGGATTCTACTTTTTCTCAAAGGTGGGTAGGGTGTTCTTTATGGTTCTTAGGTTGTGAGGGACAGGTACGCTATGCAACATCTTCTGCTGATACAAGCGGTTGGAGTTCTAAGCAGTGGACTGTTCTATCCGATGGACAGGTTATGCAGTTCTGGCCTCTTTTTCCAGACTTCCCAAGTTCTTTATATAGACTGGAGTATAGGTGTACTACTGGAACAGGTGCACTGTTTATCTCTGGTTTGAAAAATAGGAATAGATAGGGGGTTTTATGGTTAAGAAAATTATTTTTGTTCTACTCCTTATTACTACCTCTTTTCTATATGCACAGAAGGTAGAGTCAGTAACAGCGGTCAAAGGAGTTACTACTTCTGGTGATACTGTATATGTAGAGTATGTTGTAAACATCCTTGATGATCTGTTAATAACAGCAGATGGGGATACTATCAAATTGCTTCCATATAAGGATCTATATATGTTTGATATGGAGGTGAATGATAGTAGGATTTTTGCTATTGATAGTCTTGGGAATGTTGTTGCTGTTAAAAAGGTTTCTGCAGGCGATACTCTACATACTGATCTTGGATTGCGGATTAGGAATCTTGATTTGTACTATGGAGCAGGGAATAGATTCCGAACGTCAAACTCCTTTATAATTGATGATAGTCTTTTTATTGGGGCTGTTGTTACAACTGATAAAATAAATCTAAACGGTTCTACTGGAATAGGTGGCACTCTTACTATGCGTGGTGGAGATATTGCGATGAATGAGTATCAACTTCTTAATGCCACCGCTATACAATCTACATTCTATGGATCGGATAATAGTATATCAAACGAAGAACTCTTAGGTATAGACGATGGTACTACTGCCCAAATACCAGTAGGTGGTGGTGCAGGTTCGGCTATGGTATGGACAACTGCGACTGGAACAGGTGCGCCTGTTAGGGCAGGATCACCAACATTTACTGGAACAACGACTGCTCCGAAGGTCAAGGCAACTACAGGAACAAAGGCAGGCTATGCAGACCTCAAAAACCAAACCACAGCGCCCTCTACAGTTGGAACGGACTCTTCAAGAATACAAACTCTTGACGACGGTTCTAATATCCACATAGCCGTAACAACAGACGACAACACCACAGAAACAACTCGATACCTTGCAAGCAAGCAAGACGTGATCAATGGAGATGTGGGGACGAGTTTATGGTTTGATGGATCGAATGACATTGTAACTATTGGCGCAAATAGTAATTTAGTATTTTCCACAAGTCCATTAAGTATAGTTTCTAAATTAATAACAAAAGGTAGTTCTACTGTCCAATTTATAAACCATGGTGCTACACATGCTTTTAGTATGAGAATTAATACCAATAATACTTTAGAGGTTTTAGAAGCTGACGTTGCTTCTGTTGGAGCATCAACAAAGACAATATCAAACAATTTGTGGTCAACAGTAGGGTATACAAAAACAGGTACATCAGGCGTATATTATATAAACGGCATCAATGCAGGCACTGTTACAGATTCAAGAGATTACAGTGTTGCGGTGATAGGTTTAGGAGCAAAAACAACTGTAGATTATGCTCTGAATGGGAATATGGCTGCTAATTATTTTTTCAACCTTGCGCTTGACCCTACAGATGCTCAAGATTTTGATATTCTCAACGGCGGTGCAATACCCTATAAATATATAGGTGCAAGCCAGACAAAAGTTTATGATGAAACATGGACAGGCAGTGCGGATAGTTGGAGTGTTGGTACTGGCATTGTCTACAATTCAAATAATATGTTAGGAACTGGAACTGGCGGCAGTATTTACACACTACGAAACGGAACTACTTTGGGTACAACATTAGGTAAGGCAGTACGCATTACTTGCGATATAACTGCTGATAATGGAGCCAATGTAAATATAACACCAGCTGCTATATTAAGAGATGCAGCTTATGCTAATGCGTTGAGTGTTACAAGTTATAGTAATAATTCATATACTTCAGACGGATCTATAAAAACATTAGTAGTTGAGGGAGTCATTACAAAAGTTGTTGATAAGGCTTATATCCAATTTGACGTATCTACAAATTCAGCCTCTTATTTAGTTGATAATTTCACAATTACAAATATCGGTTGTGTAGCCCAATATGAACCCTCTGGAATCAACTCCTCAACTTGGGTAGAACCGAATGGTTTAACAGCAACAATTTCAGGTGCGGTTCCGGTGAACCCGATGCCACAGGTATACACGACAGGGAATGTGTTAGGTGCAACCTACGGAAACGGAAATGTTTCCTATGCAGAACTCAACTATCTCAGTGAAGTAACAAGCGATATTCAGGCTCAGCTTGATGCCCTTGGAGGTGGTACACTAAACAGTGATCTAACAATAGACTCCTCTTGGTCAAGAGTATCTATGATATATGATACAGTTGGAGCAGTAGTATATGTAGGAGATTTTGTATACTCTCCAACGGACGGAGATTATGAACTTGCATCCGCATCTGCATCTACTACATTCCCCTGTACAGGTCTTATTTGTAGATCGGCGGGGATTGATAAACCAACCTATATCCTACAGGAGGGTTATATACGTTTGAATAGTTGGGATTGGACTAAGACAGGTGGAGTTGGAGACCTTCTCTACCTAAGTACAACAGCAGGAGACGCAACCCAAACTGCTCCAAGTGGAACAGATGAGTATATACAAATAATAGGTAGGGTTGTAGGTCCAGATGTTATCTATTTTAATCCTTCTATGAATTGGGTGAAGCATGAATAGACTTATTAAAACTATACTACTGCTATTTTTGTTATATGGTAGTGCAGTAGCAACAGTTACGCAGATAGATTCGATCGAGAATATTGTTAGTAATACCTATATAGGTGGTACAATATTCAAGGTTGGTGTTGCGTCAGATTTCTATGGAATATTATACTCTGGTACTTCTCCAAACGAACTGTTAATATGTGCTTCTTTCTCTTGTACAAGCTCTGGAGAGTTATCAGAAACAGTTATTTCTAATCAAGGGTATGCGACTGGAACAGGGACACTTGGTGGCTACCCAGGGGCTATTCAGATACCAGCTACGGAATATTTTATAGGATCATTTTCACATGATGCTACCGGTTCCAATGACTCTACTTGGGTATTTATATTCACAGTAGACACAAGTGATGCTACTGTTGGGGGTGTTATAGCTGAGGAGGTTATAAAGTATGCACCAACCAGAGAAAATACTATTATACAAGTAGGAGAATCTGATTACTATATGTTGTCATATAGAAGAATAGGTTCATCAACCTGTGGTATAAAAACCTTTGCTATTGACAAAGTAACACCAGCTGTTGGTGATGTTACTATTGATTCTATTTCAACTATTAGCGCATACTCTATAGACATAGATAGAGTTGGCGATAGTGATTTCTATGTTATATCTAATTGGTATTCAACCTTTAGTGTATCGACGAGGGAAATATCACAAGTAGATGGAACCATAGGAGCACAGATAGATAACGCTGTTATATTCTCTGAGGTGCAGCTACAGAACTCCAAGTTTAATACCTATCCAGTTAATGATAGTATTTTTGTTGCTATAACCTGTGGGTTATCATTATCAGATCCAAGAAACTTCTGTACGTTTAAAGTAAGCCCAACTGATGGGAGTATAACAATTAGTGATACTATTGATATAACTACAAAGTTTGAAGAGTCAACAGTAGCTGCAAATGATAGTGGTATTATCGCATTTTACTCCGGTTACTATACAGGATATGATGGATATACAACTGCTTATTCTATTGATCAAGAGGATGGGAGTATATTGGATAGGCAACAGAAGGAAACACAGTGGTCTCAGAATCTAACAACAGCTTTCTATCCCAGTAGTCTCATGTTGGGTGATGATAGTAGATATGTATTACTCGCATATCGTGGAGCAGATACCTATGGATGGCTTAGAACTCTGTTGTTGGAGCCAAACCTATATTGGGGTCATGAGAGGGATGGTGTTTCATATCCAGATATATCCGATGTAGATGGAGTAGATATACCTAATGTACTTGAGGTAGATGGAGTAGAGAAGTGAGGTAAGTATGGAAGCATCTGTTGAACAACAAAGAAGTTATAGTATATCTAAGCTTTGGGGTAAGTCTAAGGAGATTGTTAGACTATATGCCTCTGGTGTATATACACAGAAGGAAATAGCTGAGATAGTAGGCGTGTCTACTCAAACTGTTAATAATATTCTAAACAGTGCTCTTGGCAAGCAATCTCTTGCTATTTTAGAAGGCGCTGCTGATGCCGAGACTATTGACTTAGTAGCAAGGTATAAAGCTCTTGCTCCTATTGCATTACAGTTACAGACCGAGATAATGATGGGAGAGGATACTACTAAAGCTTTGAAGAATGCGATAGCTGACAAGATACAAGATAGAGCTGGATATGTCCCAGTGAACAGGAACTTAAACATGAATGTAAATGCTGGTTTGTCTAAAGAGGATATAGCTGAGATAAAAAACAGAGCAGATGAGATTAGGTTGGTAAGAGAAGAGGAAAGGCCACAGGAATAAGTATGCTTGATCCTAAGTCTAAGAAAATACTTGAAGAGCTCATGGTAGAGTGTTATAAAAGCACTCAGTTCATGGCACAGCTTTTATATCCAGAGGAGTTCTTTGGAGAGATGACTTCTTTGCATAAGACACTCTTTGACTTTTTAGACAACTGTAAGGCTCCTAAGAGATATATACAAGCGTTTAGAGGTTTTGGTAAAACAACAGCAAACGGATTGTTGGTAAGAAAAAAGATTCTATTCGATGAGAAGCGTTTTATTGGATACCTTACAAATAGTGGAGAGGTAGCTCAAGTTGTATCTAACTCTATAAAAATAGGTCTTATAGCCAATGATGAAGTGAGGAAGATATTTGGTGATGTTAGGATAAGTCAAGTGCAGGGAGTAGGTGAACAATGGGCACAGAAAAGTTGGATTGCTAAAGGACAGACACTTGTTCTACCGAGAGGTTATGGTCAACAGGTTAATGGTTTAAAGTGGATGTATTATAGACCAGACTTTTGGGTTATTGACGACCTTGATGATAGAGTCGAAGTTAGGAATGATGAACAGAGAAAGAAGTTAAGAGAGTGGTTCTATGGTGCTCTTATGTATACTGTTACTCAGTATAAGTCGGAAGATGTTAAACCTGAGTTTCTTTATACAGATACTATAAAGCACCCAGATGGCTTAATCTGTCATCTTATGGACGATCCAGATTGGGAGGGGATAACACTTTCTATATGTAACGAGGATTATAAGACTCTTGCTCCTTCTATAACAACACAAGAGGAACTTGATAAAGAGATAGAAGGACATAGAAGAAATAAAACAATGGACATCTTTGCAAGAGAGCGAATGGGTATTGCTCAGAGCAAAGAGTATGGTACGTTTAAAGCTTCTTACTTTCAGTACTACTCAGAGAACGATGATGACTTTGTTAAAATAGTAAGACCAAGGTTGATAAATATACTCTTATATGATCCGTCTAAAACAAAGAATCCTGCTAATGCACAGTCTGCTTTTATAGTGTGGGGTCTTGACCTTGAGTATTCTAAGTTCTATATGCGCTTAGCTCTTGGAGCTTATTTAGGAGCTGGTGAACAATACGACAAGATTATTGAGTTAGCTGAATGGTTTAGGATACAGGCTTTGGGTATAGAGGTAACAGGCTTGGAGGATCATCTTATCTATAATATAACTAATACCTGTATGTTAAAACATAAACAGTGGATTATGTCTAACTTGATTACACTTAATCCTAAAAGTGGTAAGGGAGAGTTTTCAGGATATGAAGGAGGAAAAGAAGGCAGGATTAGCTTGCTTCTTCCTTTCTATGAAAAAGGTCTTATAGTACATAATAAGGACGCTTGTGGACAACTTGAACAGCAACTGTTGGGTTCCAAACTGAGGGACGTTGCAGACGCTGCAGCCTATCTACCTCAAGCTTTGGCGAAGGGTGCTAAGTATATGTGCCCACCAGCTACTGCTGAGGAAGAAAGTGCTAACTTTGGTATGGTAGGGGTATCAGGTTTGCAAAGGAAAGTATTTGTTTAACTATGTTCACTCGGTGAACAAAGAGAGGATATATGCCAGCAGCTTTTGAAAAGTGTGTGAAGAATGGAGGAGAAGTAAGGAGGATGTCTGGACCGAGTAAGAGGTTTGGGTTGAAAGCTGGACAGTATATTAATATCTGCTATAGCGGTGGAAAGACTTATATTGGTGAAAAACATACGAAGGGAGAGAAGTAGTGTCTGCACCAGCTACACCAACAGGACTTGCTATCGACACAGTTGGAAGTAATGCTATTATTCTTACCTGGAACAATGTAGCAGGTGAGACTGGTTTCTATATATACTACTCTACAAACGGGAGTGATTATATAAAGGAAGGAGAGGTTGCAGCAGATGTTCTTACTTTCTGGTGTGATAGGTTGTATGCTGGGACACTATACTACTTTAAAGTATCTGCTTTCAACGGAGACGGAGAGTCGGCTTTATCCTCTGCTGTTAGTGATACAACACTTGCTAAGAGTATGAAACAGTATTGGAGAGGTTCAGTAGGTCCTTTCCTATACGATGCTAATGCACTACATAAAGGAGAAGCTATCTCAGTAACAGGTGCACGATCGGAGGGAAAGATAAGGGTAGAAGGAGCTCCTACTGAGGATGAAGATGTTGCTCGTAAGACAGATGTTGAACCGTATCTTTCTCCTGGCGGTACAGAGAATAATTTAGTAGACTTTGACGCTGATGGGTTTCCTGTTGGTGATAGTGGGTTGGCTGTTTCTGATGTTTCTGGCGCTGTTGATGAATCCCATGCACAGAATGCAGATACTGACTTAGATCCTACTTTTGAAGCCACCTTTGTTAAAAAGACTGACACTGTAAATGTGCTGTCTGATATAACATCTGCAGGTGCTGAGATAGAAGATGCAGTTTCTAAGAAACATAGTCATACAGCACAGGCGCATATTATAGATGCAGATGGCACTTTGGCAGATATTACTGCTAAATTTAATACACTATTATCCGATCTCGAAACGCTTGGATTTTTATTGAGTTCATAGGGGGAAGTATGGCTACATTGTATGGACAGACAGTTTGGGAAGCGGTATCAACTGAATCATTGCCCTCCTATGAGGACGGAGCAAGGGATGGGCATTTTTTAAAACTACTTGATACTGGTGAATCTTATATACGAGTAGATGGGTCTTGGGAATATATAAACCTTGGACTGGCGTTTATAAAGGCTACTAAGAGTGGAAGAGTTACTACAGATATAAATGGAGAGGCGCATGTTGACTTTGTTGTTCCTCTTATAAATACAGAATATGGAATCATGTTGACTATACACTACCCTACTGATGGATTTGGGAATAGAAATGGTGCTGTTGCTTATAAGAGAAACTTAACTGTTGATGGATTTGATATTATAGTTTTGGATACAAAGCAGGGAGATCCATTTGAAGGTCTGTTAGTAAGTTGGTTGGCTACAAGGGACTATAATCCATAGGAGATTGTGTAGTGTACTATATATACGGAATATGTGAGAAATGTGGAAGAGTTGTTTCTACAGAAAAGACAAAGCAAACCGGTGATGATACAGTGGATGGGAAGAGTTATAGGAAGGTTAGTAGTAAAGTATGTGGTTGTGGAACTCCTCCTAAACGAGTAGACATTATAGGAAGGTAACTATGCCAAGAACAGTAAGTCCAAATAATAGAGAAGCCAGCTTTCCAGATACTACGGGATTGAAAGCAGAGTATTCTTCTAAGTACCCAGATGGGGTTGACCTTAATCCTGATGGTGATGTACATAGAAAACTTCTGAAGTACATACTGGATAGTGTAAAGTCTTCCTATGATGTTATGGGTGTAAGATACCCAACCTGGAAGGAGATTGAAGAGAAGCTTACTGTGTACATAGATCTTGATTCTGATGATCAGAAGATCAGAGACACAGATCCAAGTAAACCAGTAGCTATGGTTGTTCCTATATCCTATGCGACGAGAGAGGTACTTCTTACATATATGACTTCTGCTTTTATGAAGCACCCTCTTTTCCGTTATATCCCCAGTGAGGACCCAAACGATCTGATAAAGGTGATAGCACTTGAAAGTATTATTGCTCAGGATTGTATAAGATCGAAGGTAGGATTAGACCTATATACAATGTGGGGGGATGAGATAACCTTTGGCTTCGGAGTAACCAGTCCTACTTGGGTTACTAAGTATGGGTATAGAACAGTTTATAATGATGTGGTAGATAAGATACTTGGTATTCCTTACAAAAAGAGAACTGTGAGAGAAAAGAAACAAATCGTCTCCTTTGATGGAAATGCTCTTAGGTCTGTAGATGTATATAACTTCTATCCCGACCCTGAAGTTCCTATAACAGATGTAGGAAATATGGACTTTTGTGGTTGGATAGATAGAACTTCTTATAACAAACTGTTGATTGAAGAAAAGCAGGATGATACTATTTTCAATGTTAGGTATTTGAATAAGTTGGATAACAAGTCAAGTTCTTACTTTAATGCTACTGATGTGAATACTGGTAGATATTCTAAGACAGGTATTCCTTTTGAGAGTAATACTCCAACAAGTGGTTCAAAGCATACAGATGTACTTAACTTCTATGCTTGGATAATCCCTGCTGATTATGGGCTTTCTTCTAACGAGAGCCCAGAACATTGGTCTTTTAAAGTAGCATCAGATAGAGTTATCATAGAGGCTAAGAGGTCCAACTTTGATCATAACCAACATCCTATAGCTGTTATGGCTCCTGATAGTGATGGACACACTACTGTACCAGTGTCCCTTTTGGAACGGGAATTTCCACTTCAACACGCTATGGATTGGCTTTGGAAAGCTCATGTAGCTAATCTTAGAAAAGCAGTGAATAATATGTTCCTTGCTGATCCTTCTCGTATAGATATTACTACTCTTACTGATACTCGATTTGGTTTACTTGCTCTGACAAGGGCATCTTCATGGGGGACTGATATAAGAAACTCTTTCATGCAGATACCTGTACAGGACGTTACTAAGGAAAATGTTAAGGATATGGGTTTTCTTATGGATATAGATAGTAGAGTATTCACGAGTGATCAGTCTAAAGGATATATCGAAAGGAAGGGAGAAAGAGTAAGTGCTTCTGAGGCAGGAGGAGCAAGAGTTTCTTTCCTGTCTAAGATGGAAAGAAGAGCAAGGATTGGAGCTATGCAAGGGCACTATGATATAGCCAATCAGTTTGCGTCAAATACTATACAACTTAAGTCAGAGACTCAGATAGTACAGATGCTTGGCGAGTATAAAGATGTTCTTCTTAGTCAGTATGGTCTCGACTTTGACTATGCTAAGGTTGACCCTAAGACCTTGGATGTAAGGTATGATGTAGTTTCTCAGGATGGTAGTATACCTGGAGGAGAGTTTGCAGATGTATGGGAACACCTTCTTGGTATAGCTACAAAGAGTCCTGAGGTTTATGCAGCTCTTGATCCTGTACGTATCTGGTTACATGTTGCAAGACTGTTGGGGGCTAAAAACCCAGAGGAGTTTAAGAAAAAACCTATGACGAGTAAGGTTGCTTCTCAGGGGGAGATCGAGAGTAAAGCTAAATCAGGACAGTTTGTTAAACCTGAAGAGTTACAAGGTGCACAAAACATTGGAGAGGTATAATGGAGAATGAGATTATAGTATCTTCGTTGGAGTGGAAAGAGTTGCAGAACACTCCTGCGTTTAAGGTGTTCCTTTCTACTATAAGGGAAAGATTGGAACTAAAAAGAGATTCTTTGGAGGCAGGAGTTGAAGCAATATCTACTGATAAAGGAGATCATATTATTGTTACTCCTTTTGAAGATATACGTTTTATACAGGGTGAGTGTAAGTCACTGAGGTATATAGAAATGCTTTTGATTAACAAAGAGCGTTTAACAAAGGAAGCAGAAAAAGTACAAGAAGAAAGGAAAAAGAAAAATGCCAGTACAAGTAAAGAATGACGACAAGAACCAGGAAAAAACCCAGATTCCTGATGACGATCTCTATAATCCTAATAATGTTGATCCTGAGGTAGAGAAACAAGAGATCGCAGATCTACTCGATCCTGGATCACCTGTTGGTGTACAGGAAGAGAAGAAGGAAGAAGAAAAGTTGGAGGAAAAGAAGGAAGAGAAAAAGGAGGAGAAGAAGGAAGAAAAGAAAGAGGAAGAAAAAAAGGAGCCAGAGGTAAAGAAAGAAGAGAAGAAAGAGGAAAAAAAGGAAGAGGAGAAAGAGGAGAAAGAGGAGAAAGAAGAAGATAAGTTCCTCAAAGAGTTCAATCGTCTCGCTGGTTTGCTTGATAAAGAAGAGAAGGTTGAAAAGAAAGAAGAAAAGAAAGAAGAGAAAAAAGAAGAAGAGAAGAAGGTTGAAGAGAAAAAGGAAGATAGCTTTGATACCTTTGTAAAGGGTGTTCTGTCTGCTCCAGACTTTAAAGAAACTGAATTTATAAAAGCAGAGGATTTTAAAGAAAGTCTTAGTGTAGCAGAGACAGCGAAGCTGAACGAAGTTGTTAATAAGGCAGTAGTTACTGCAATAACAGAAGCAAGAAAACAAGCTCTCAAAGATGGAATGGATGTATATCCAAGAAGTCTTGATGGAAGGATGAGAGGTATTGTTGCGGCTAATAACTTTTGGAGAGATAATAAGGATATATATACTTTATGTGAAAAGTATCCTAACTTCAAAAAGTTGATTGCGAGAATATCTAATGATGTACAGAAGAGGAATCCAAATATGTCTTTAGAACAGGTATTTAAAGAGACCGCAAAGGAGGTAAGAGAATCGTTAGGAGAAGAAAGAATGAAACAGTTCAGTGATGAGGAGGTAGACTCTTCAGTAGATGGAAATGGGAAGAAGGAAAAGGTTTCATTTGCTAAGAAACCTACTCATGCAGGTATTAAAACAGTAAAGAAAGCAGAAGCTCCTACTGAGCAAGATGAAATAGCGGAGCTTATTGAGTTTTCTCGTGAATAATAAACGGAGGAATAAAAGATGTTAGATCAAGCTTATATGCAAAACCTCCAGCAAGCGATGAAGAGTAATAGTCATGTTAAGGTTATAAATAATACCGCAGCGAATGGAGATACTTATACTATTAAACCATACGAAACACAGGTTATAGTAGATAATGATAGTTCGTATACTCAAAGTTTACTTCTCCCTGCTGTAGCTGAATCTGCTGGTATGATCTTGACTATCGCTTTTCCTGACTATGGAGGTGGAGGTACTATCGAAGATCAAGATGATAGTCTTGTAACCTGGTCTACCCTTACTAACAATGCTGATGGTGAGTACGCTGTACTTTATAATGATGGCAAGAGTTGGTTAGTTCTTGTCACCAATATGTAAGGGAGGTGGACTATGAGTTTTATGCAAGATTTTCTTAAGGTAGGTATCGTGCCAGACTTGGATGGTTCTATAAGAGTAGAGGGCAATATCTATGCCCGAAACTTCCCAGGTATTGTTTCTGGATATGCCAGTAAGGTATGGTATGTAGATAGTGATATATCTATAAGTGGCAATGGTAAGAGTTGGAGAAGGGCGTTCAAGACTGTTACTGAAGCTCTTGCAGCTGCTGGAGCACACGATACTATTCTTATCCAAAAGGGTATATATGACGAAGGAGCTGTACTGGAAATAACTCAAGAAGGCTTGAGACTGATTGGTATGAATACTACCAATCGTATGTACGGGACTACTTCGTTGAAAGCAAGTGCAGCCGATCATGTTATTATAGACGTTCAGGCCAATGAAGTAGAAATAGCAAATCTTTCTTTTATACAGAACAATGCTAATATCTGTATTCAGATAGATCATTCTGCTGCTGTCTATAAAACACATATACACGACTGCCACTTTGGTGGTGGTGCTGCTACTTATAGTATCTATGCTGGTGGTACTTTTGATGCAGTTGACACTATCATAGAAAGGTGCTCATTTACTGTTAGCGCTGGTTTGGTTGGTGTTCAGATGAATGGTACACGATGTGCTATTATTGATTGTTCCTTTCAAATAGGTACAGGAAGCACAGGATATGTACATACTCCGACTACAGGTGATAGGCCGTATACCAGAGTAATACGTTGTCTGTTCCATACTGTTGATGTTACTGATGGGATTGGCATAACTGTTACTGGTACTCCTACTGTAGGATTTTTTACAGTAGATGACTGTCATTTTATCTACTTTGCAGATGATGATCATGCTATGTCAAAGAGAACAGGATACTGTGGTTTGAACTATCGTGACGTTACTGTTCTTGCTGTAACGTAGAGGGGGTACTATGAAAGATTCAAATGGAATAGAAGTGTGTCCGTTTTGTAGAGGTCCTTTACCTTGTCCACATTGTAAACCTCCTTCTGCTTGTAAAGAAAAGAAGGAAGTGGTAAAGAAACCTAAAAGAAAAAGTAAAAAGGAGGAATAAATTATGCCTACAGCTTTTATGGGAATGAGAGGCACTGGGAATTTTGCAGATAATCAGGTTCCTGAGAGTTGGGCACAGTATATACTTCATGAGTATCCAAATGGTTCTGCTCCCTTGTTTGCCATGACTTCTATGTTCAAGCAAGAGAACGTGGATAGTTATAAGTATCACTGGTTTAAGAAAACACTGCCTACTCAATCAGGTGCTGGTTCTGTATATATAGACGCAGGTCTTGTTACTGCTTATGTCTATGCTACACATCAAGCAGCTCATGGTATTGCAACTGCTGTTGTCTATGTAAAAGTTGCCGAAGCCCTTGCGAAAGAGTTTAATAAAAATGCCCTTGTGTTGTTAAGGGATAGTGATCGTCCGGATGAAGTGGAGATGCACGGAAGAGTTGTAGATACCTACTATAACGGTGCGAGTAGTTATGTAGCAGTGAAACTGTTGGAAGATGATGATAATGGCTCTGTTGCTGCTACTTATAACCTTTCTACTGTGGATCTTCTGATGCGTTTATCCAATGCTCAGCCGGATGGTTCTGTTGCTCCCAACGCAATAGGGTACGATCCTGATGAATACTGGAACTATGTTCAGAATTTCAGAAATACTCTTGACCTTACTCAAGAAGCTCTTGCTACTCGATTGAGAACTGGCGATGCTTATAAAGAAGCGAAGAAAGATTGTGCTGAGCTTCACTCGATTGATATTGAGAAGGCTGCTTTCTTTGGTTATAAGTATGCTGGTACAGGAGAGAACGGTCAGCCGTTGAGAACTACTCAGGGTTATATTGACTTTATTAAAGAGAATAACTCAGGGAATGTACTCAACTATGAAACCAATACTGATGCCGCCTATGCAGGGAAGACTTGGTTACAGGCTGGTAAGAAGTTCTTGAATACTTATATCACTCAGGTTCTTAAGTATACTGATAGTGAGTGTATAGTATGGTGTGGCGATGCAGCTCTGTTGGGTATTTCTGAGCTTGCCGAAGCTTTTGGAGATATTCAATTGAAAACTTCTGATACCTCTTATGGAATCAGTATAACTACATGGCAGGTTCCGGCTGGTAAGATATACTTGAGAAGCCATCCTTTGTTCAGTCATGAGTCTACCAATCAAAACCTCATGGTTCTTATGCACCCCAAAGATTGTAAGTTTTGTCCTCTCGTTGGGGGTGGGTATAACTTTAGAACCAAGTTTGAGACTGATATGCAGATTCCTGGGCAACATTCCAAGGTAGACGGCTATACCACAAAAGGTGGTTGGAAGTTTGCCTCTGCGAATAAGGGTATGGTTCTTTATGGTATTGGTAAGGATAATACTGCTTAATCCTTTCTTGTATGTGTAAAGTTGTCATAGAGAGGGTAGTTTCTATGCTACTCTCTCTATGTTCATCCGGTGAACAAAGAGGATATTAAATATGAACCTTCTACAAATAAGAACAGCTTTTGTACAGAAAAGTGGATACTATGATCTCGTGGTGGATACTACTGACTATGTAGATAATGGAGCAAATTTCTTTATACAAGCGGGACAAAGGTTTCTGGATACTGTTGTTCCTAACAGGAAGGCATTGGGGAGGTATGTTGCTACTATAGTTGAAAATCAATCGAGCTTGCTTTTGAAGAAAGTGAGGAGTATAGACTCTGTTTATATAAAAGGGTCTGGAGAGGGTAGAAGTTATCTGGATAGAAAAGCATACTCTTGGTTGATCGAGAACTATGGAGACGACTTTGGAGAGAAGGCAAAGGGAGTGGGCACTGTTTCTGATGTTCCTTCTGATGATGAGATACTTACTATAGATGAAGAGGTCTATACCTTCAAAGATTCTCCATCTTCTACAAACGATGTTGAGATTGGAGATACTGCATCTGAGACAATAGCTAATTTAGTATCGAAGATTAATACTAATTCTTCAGTTGCTAAAGCATATCAGTTGACTGCATCTACTTTCCTTATAGAGTATATACTCGTTGGCACAGCAGGAAATGAGATTGTTTTTACAACAGATGCAGGTAATATTTCTTTAGATGGAAGTGGGTTACTTGGTGGAACTGTTGCAGGAAGGACTAACGAAATAGGTACAGGTGCTCCTACTTACTACTCTCCAATAATATCCAACCCACACCCTGATCTATCTGTGTCAAACCTAACAGCGGAAGATACACACGATCTTATGTTTGGCTATGATAGATTTGCTTATGATGGTATACTGTTTATGAAGCCTGCAGATGCTTCTTATACAATGACTATATTTGGTTCTTTCTTTAGCCAAATGATTTTAGACCCAGATGTCTCATACCATAGTGAACTATACCCTGAGTTGTTGATAATGGCAGCGAGTATGGCAAGGGAATGTTTCTTTAGGAATACTCAGGGAGTACAAGATTGGATCGGTTCTATGCAACTTTGGTTAAAGGGCATAGATCATGATTTGGTGAGAGAAGAGATTGCACTTGCTGGAACTCAGTTGAAAGGATAGAGATATGACTAAGGTTATAAGAATACATGAGATAAACAAAGCGGCTGATAAACTGTTCAGTAAAAAACTGCTGGCTGTTTTGTCGAGGATAGATAGGTTGGAGAAGGACGTATCTGCTTTGAGGAATCAGATTTCTAATAACTATACAGTTATTCCTAAGGCTCTTGAAGAAGAGGAAGCTAAGATACTTGAGGTAAAGGAATGAAAGAAGCCTCTAATAGGTTTGAAGGGATTTTTAATAAAGGACTGAGACCTTTTCATAAAAGAACAGTTCCTTTTCAAATCTATAATTTATTCAACTTTAGACCAACTCAATCTGGTATAATGCCATATAGTCCTGTTGTTATTCCTATCTCTGAAGATGTGATAGAGACTAATAACTTGGATGATGAAGTGTTTCCGTTTCCTCAGCTTATCGTAGGAAAGAAACATACCTTTATAGGCTGTTCTGAAAAGATATATGTTGTAGACCCTGAAGACTGGGATACTATAACTCAACTTACTACATATGGAACAGGTAATCCAACAGTAGCAAAGGATATAACAGCAGGGGGTATTTGGGAACTCGCAGACTTTTGGGACTCTTGGTTTCTTACTAATGGTGTATGCACAGTGTTTGGTTGTGGTAAGGACTGGATAGAAGCTCATATAGCTCAAAGAGTATACGTATCAGATGATACTGCTATACAAGCTGCTGTTGATTATAAAGGAAGAGTTCTATTCGGAGGATTTGATGTACATAACTTTTGGTCCAGTACAGCGAAGACGTTTTTAACTGCTTGGTATAAGAAGAACTACGATACTCTATTTGATCCTTCTTTGACAACAGAAGGAGAACTTGAACTTGCTCCTGTGTATGAGAACTTTATTTGGGGATCTTCTATAGGCGGTGGAGACGCTTTGTTGTTCTTTTTTCCTGATAAGGTCTTAACCACAGGTTTGAATACATCTTCATTTGGAACTGATAATCCCTTTTATTTAGAGATAATGCAGAGGAATGAGCAGATATTTGCTCCCATGCCTATGCAGGGTCAGGTACTTAATTTTAGGAAACTTGGAGAAGGTCTTTGTGTATTCTCTGCTGATGGTGTGTCTCATATAAAGGCTGTTCCTTCGCCTTCCCCTACTTTTAATATACAAAGTTTACCAAAGGCAGGTGGAATTGCCAACCGTGGAGCTGTTGCTTCTTCAGAAAGTGAGATAGTGTATGTAGATAACTCTGGTACTCTTGTTAAGATAACAGCAGGAGGAGAAGTTGTTAGACTTGGGTATAAAGAGTATATCTACGATCTATTGGAAGCAGGTATTGTTATATCCTATAGTCCTGATCCTTATGAAGGAGGATATTTTATATCTGATGGAGAACAAACATTTGTACTTTCTGATAATGGACTGTTTGAAGTTGGGCATATTGTTACGTCTGTTTTTTATAAAGACGGAGCTACTGTTGGCATGGGCACTGCTTTGTCTGGAACAGCTAATATAGTTGGAGAGGTCGGAATAGATGCAAATGATTTTGGTTTATCTGGAGTAAAAACTCTGGAGTGGGTAAGGGTTGAGGTAGATGAAACTTCTGTAGAGGATGACCCTATTCCTTCTCTACAGGTTTCTATAGATTATCTATATACAAATGTAGGTGATGGTACTTGGGGTTCTATTGGGTACAGGAATGTTAATAAAGAAGGAGTAGTATACTTTCCTGTTACTGGTACAAAGTTTAGGATAAATATAAAGGTAAGTAATTATGCAAACCACAGCATTATCTACGCAGAAGTTGGTATCAAACAAGGAGACAGAAGATACACAAGGCACTTTTCAGTTGGTGAAGCTAACAACAGAGCAGGTGCATAAGGATTGGGAAGCTATATCTGAGGCTATAGAGAAGGCTCTTCCTCCTACTGTTGCAAGTAAGGGAGAGTTGAGGATGCACAATATCTATAAGGCGCTGATGAAAGGTGTGGCAGAGTGTTGGCTTTTGGTTAACAATGAAGAAACTTGGTTATTAGGTATTCTATACTC